CCATCTGCTCCATCTGCTCCATCTGCTCCATCTGCTCCATCTGCTCCTGCTGGTCCCTGCGATCCTGTTGGTCCCGCCGGACCAGTTGCGCCCGTTTCGCCTTGAATGCCCTGTGGTCCTTGTAGTCCTGTTGGTCCTGCCTCACCTTGTGGACCTTGTGGTCCAGTCGCCCCGGTCGCCCCGGTTGCCCCAGTCGCCCCCGTGTCACCTTGTGGACCTTGTAAAGAATTCGGACCCGTGCCTGTCCATGTTCCAGACGCTTTCGGACCATAATAAGCATGCGATGTAAGGTTAATAAAAAAATCACCGTTTAATCCAGTTCCGTCTGACGGCGCACTACTGCCGGAATACCAAAGGGTTCCGTCATCTCCGTCATTTCCTGCTGGTCCTTGCGCCCCTGTTGCCCCTGCTGGTCCCGTTGCCCCTGTCGGTCCTGTGTCGCCTTGAATGCCTTGCGGACCCGTTGCTCCCGTTTCCCCTTGAATGCCTTGCGGTCCTTGTGCGCCAGTTGGTCCTGCCGCACCAGTAAGTCCAGTATCGCCGTTTTCTCCTTTGTCACCCTGTGGCCCAGGAGGTCCGATCTCGCCTTGAGGTCCGGTTGCCCCCTGGTCGCCTTGAATGCCTTGAATCCCTTGAATGCCACTATCCCCCTGATCGCCTTTCGTTCCGCGCACATTTACTGCGCTCGAAATGTCATTGGTCAAGGTTCCAGAACTGGTAACGTAGCCCGTTCCTGGTTCGTCGCCATCCCCGCCAGTCCATGAGTAGACTTGCAAAACCGTTCTGTCGCCATCTTCGACAAGGGCAAAAACAGGACTCCATCCGTTGTGCGCTTCCACGGCATGAGCGGACGAAATAAGAGTAGGCACTGCTGATGCCATTGCCAGCATCAAGCCTTGCCGCGCTCGCATTCCCCGGCTTTCGGAAAGAGCAGATTTGACGCGAGGTTTCGTTTCTACTGCGTCAACCCATTGCGCCTTGTTGAGTACTGATTGGGCTTCTTCCGCCAGCGAATCCCGCTGACTTCGGTCGCCGGTAATATCCATCGAAATCGCGCTCGCTAGTCTAAGCGCAAGCACGTCGATAAAGAGTGAATCAAATTCTGATGCGTCTGTGACTTTTTTAATGTAGACCACATACGCAGTGTCTGCGTTCGTAAGAAGTTCATCGCCCTCGATTACATAGTCAGCCGGATCTGTTAGAGCCGGGACGCCGTTCAGCGAAAGAATACGCAAGCAGTCGTCAGGAATGGCAAAGGAATAGCCCCAGCCAAAAACCGGAGTTTCCGATGTTTCTGTGAGACTCGCCCTGGTTGCAGCGAAGTTCCACGGATGAGAACGAAGCAGAGAATCCCTCTGCTTCTCATAATGTTTCTGCGCCGCGATTGCCGCCGGGCTAGTATCGCTTTCAATATTGGTTAAGCCAGGCTCGCCCAAGTGAGAGAGCGCGATGTTCGCAATTTGAGTCGCAGTCATATTATGTAAAAAGAAAACCCGCCCCCGGACCCAATCTCATAAATCAGGCGAGGGCGGGAAATCGTTAAGGTTGCTTACGGAGCTTCTTCCGAAGCGTAGGTAAGAAGCACTTCGAGCGTGTCATCTGCCGCGATGGCACCTGGAGTCGAAAGTGTAAGTTGCAGGTAGTCCGTCTCCGCAAAAGCGGAACCGTCTACGCCGCCAGCTTTGCGAGCAAAGGCAACGGGCGTGTCATCTGCTGCGACACTGGCCGCGCCGGTAAGGGCGGTAACAGTGCCGTCAGTGCTGACTTTCTCCAACGTGAAATCGCAGTCAATCGCTCCGTTCGTACTCGTAATCGAGCATTGTTCTGGAATGATCGTGCCAGCGAGTCCGAGCTTGCCAAGGACAATATCGTCGTCAGCCGCGTCAGAATCTCCGGTAATTGTGATTTCAGCGAATTGAGCAAGACGCAAGTTCTGTTGCAGCTTCCGAAAGGAAGGCGACGCATTGCGCTTGTAATCGTTTTCGAGTTGCGCCGTGCGCTCAGTTGTATTGATAGATGCCATGGTATTTGGTCCTTTCGTTGAGTTTTACGCAGTGCGGTCACACTTGATTTCTACAACAGTCTTTTCATACCGGCGCATGAAACCGTAAAGTCCATATGCACTGATCTGAACTGCGTGATCTTTATCGGCACGAATGTCGATGCGAGTTTCCAGTTTGTCGGGAGCAACGAGGATGCCGCGCTTTTTCGCGTAAACGAAAACGGAATCAATGTTGCTTGCCGTCGCGAGCCGATTTGTCTTGGTCACATACATTCCGAGAAGCTTGTCAGTCTCGCCGTTTAACCAACGTCCAACCATGTTCGCCCAGATGTCGTTTCCGGCATCTTCAACCTCTTGAGCGAGGTGATCCTCTGCCAGTGGGTTGATAGCGACACAAGTGTCTTCTTCTGCTGGGAACACCGAGTTCTCTTCAAGAATGGTTTTTGCACGGCGAAGTTTGTCGATGGTCAAATGTGAGTTGGCTGCACTTCCCGAGCGAACGTAATCAACTGCCACTTGCTGAGAAGCGGGGAGGTCAATTGCCGTAACGTAAGGTTCAGCACCACCATAGACGGTTGCCGTTGCCGCTTTCGCCACTTCCGTATCAACGGTGCGGTTCCAAGCCATTCGCATGCCCTGGAGTACTTCCGAGTCAGGTCGTCCAAGTGATCCAAGAAATTCGTCGTCGAGACGGTCGAAAATCTTCTGACATTTGAAGTCAACTTTGACAAGTTTACGGTTGTGAGCTTCCACCTCGTCAGGAGTGGAGTTCGTGAGTCGTCCACTTCGGCGGACGAATTCGAATTCTTCCATGTCAGAATAGACTTTTTCCTTACCGGAAAAGTTATCGACTAGGACTTTTGCGCCGAGGTGTTGCACTTCTTGCTGGACAACATGAGAAAAGTTATCCTGAAATGCCCGGCGATAGTGTTCGGGTATAGTTTGAGCTACTGAGAGAGCCATAATAAAAAAAGGGTTACAAGTTGAATTTCTTCACCTGCTAGGTAGTCCGGTAGCCGGGCCTCGCGTTTCTGGCGAGCCTTCGTCCGGTAATCCCTTTTTTGGGGGCCATCAGTAAGACTGATTATGTAAACTGCCGAAAGCGAATGGAATGCAAGAAAAAAATACCCCTGCCAGGCTGAGACGGACCTGACAGGGGATTTTGTGCGGAGCTAGGGGAGAAACAGTAAAACCCTAGACCGCAAAACCGTCGCGCCTCGCCTGTTCCTCCATCTTTTGCATATAGGTGTTTACAGCAGATTCATGGTTAGGATGAGTCGAATCGTGAAAAGGCGCATGTAGAGCGTTGTCAGGATTCGCGAGAATATCCCGCGCTTCGTTGCCTGGAGTCAGGTGACTCGTAATTGATTCGCCAGCGACAAGGGAGGATTCGGAAATTTTCGCCGCCGCGTTCGCCATTGCCTTGACGACTTCAGCGTTTTCCATGAGCGGATGATCTGCTCCAAGTCCAAAAGTCTCTGCCGCACGTTTCGCGAGCATTTGGTTTTGCTCCCATTTCCCGCCCCACTCGTTGCGAAGTTGTTCTTGCTGGTCAGCTTTCCAATCCTGCTGCTCCTGTCGAATCTGCGAAATCTGCTCGCCCTCCACCTGGGCCTGGTATCTAAGCAGTGCCGATGCTGTTTCTGGAGCGATACCGTTTTTGTGAGCAAACTCGCGGAACTGCTGCAAATCGCCCTCTTGAAACTCAATACCTTCAGGCAACTGGCTCGCTTCGGGTAAAGTCAGTTCATAATCATCGACGGACTCAGGGATGCCGATAGCATCACGGTAAGCTGCGATCTCCTCCTCTGTAGATTGGGAGTTGGGAAGTTTGACCATGCCGTCCTGACGCTGAGACAGTGCTGCCTTGGTATCTTTCAGCGATTTGAAAAGAGACGGCAAATCCTTGAACTGTGCCGCCATCGAACGGTATTCGTCGAAACCGTCTGCATCAACGTCATTGAAATATCCATCGCGGAAGGTTAGCCCATCGGAAAAGATGCCATCCGCCGGGGAAGGGGATTCGGTCAGATCCGATGCTGGTTCTTGTGCGGTAGCGGATTCATCTAATGCCGGTGCTGGAGATGAATCGACAATTGGTTCCGATGATGGTGCTGAAGGTGCTTCTATACTCATATCAAATTCTGCCAGCGTAACGAGCTTTAAATTCTTCCTTGCTAATGTTTTCACGCGCCCAAGCAATCACTTCGGGGTTTCGGTCGCCGAGGGAAATGTCACCAATCTCAGCAATCTTTTCTTGGATAGTCATAGCGGAATTAGTATTGCTTTGAACTGCCTTCTTCGGACTTTTAACCACCGGAGTTTTCTCTGGTTTCGGGGTCGGTTCCAGGGTCGGTTCCGGGGTCGGTTTACCGCCCTGCAATTCAGCGAATGCTTCTTCGATGGTTAAATCGCTCGCGTTGCTGCGAATTTTTTTACCCGCCTCTTTCAAGGCTTCTCGTTTATCTTCTATGGTTAGTTCACTCATTGATCTCTTGTTGTGGAGTAAAAGTTTTCTCTGACGTGCCGTTTAGCCAGAGGATTCCAATTGTATGCTTTTCGCCGTCTAGACATGCTGCCTGATCCGGTCTTGCATCGCCAGTGAAGCGCGGTGCAAGAGGATGACTGACGGAGTAAAGGAGGCGCAGAAGTTCATGCCCTGCCGTGTTGTCGAGAGCATCGCGAAAAACCCGCTTGTTTCGCTTGATCCGCTTCGCCGCCGCCTCCTCGTTTTCGCCGGGACGCCTCGCAAATAGTTTTTCACCGATGTTCATGCTGCCCCTGCAATCATTCCCGCCTGTCCGAGCTTGGACGCTACTTCTGCTTCATCCTGTAAAGCCGCCGCCTCTTCTGCTTCCTGCTCTGATTGAAACCTCGCTTGCTGGATTTGCTCCACCTCAAGCGGAGAGCGTAGCCACCCCTCTTTCATTCCTTCGTTGCGAGCCAATTCCCGCACGATCTTGTCCAGGTCGAAATGGTCCATCACATTTGGAGCTATCTGCATCAGAGGTGAAACGAGATCCATTGTCCGCATGTATGTCTCGTTGTGAATTGCGCGAAGCTGGAGCGCGAGGCGGGAGGTGTAGATTATGTTCGGATCAGGAATCGAAACGGTTCCATCATCAAGTTGCTCTACTAGTTGCCGAGGTGGTTCTGGGAAAGCTCCCGCCCGTAGCAAGAGAGCAAAAACCCTCTTCATTATCGGCGTGTTGATTTCCGTGTTCTTCCTCGCGAACGTCGGTGAAAATAGTGTGAGACGGTCACGCTGCCTTGCGTTGACCTCTGCTGCTGTCATTTCCTTACCTGGAGGAACGGCCGACAATGCTTGGAAAAGCTCAACGTGGAATGCTCGATTGATCTGCGCTTTTCGGAATTGTG